CTGCAGGGGTAGACTGTCTTTTTCGCGACAAATAAAATTTGTCGTAGGAAAAAGATAGCTTCCGTACTACAATCTTCCCTCAGAGATCCACACTCGTGAAAAACCAGTAGGTAGAGTCCCCGAAGAAACTTCGGAATCACTACCCTACCAGAAAACCTCTTCGTCAGAGGTAATCCTGATAGATTGTACTGGCCGCCGGCAAGACACCTATCCAAGTGCTTGCCAACAGCTGGGAGGTCTTCGAGATAAACCCGAATTCCTCTTCGCTCCACGAGTGCTTCGAGACGGGTGAGATCTTTCTCAAACTCCGCCCCGAGCGTCGGGAACGTGGCTGCAGCGTCTTGGAAGAGCGCTGCATACACGTTGCTCAGCTCCCTAACATGGCATTTAGACATAACTGGATTATCTCCGGTAAATGTCCCATGCTGTTAGAGTGCTCCTTTCTTCAACCAGAGCTGGAAACCTTCTACCTAACGGCACCCGGTAACGCACCGGGGGCGAACAGCGTTTTGCTGAACGCCGTTAGATATTAGGATTCCCAGCCAAACAACCCCACGAGTAGCGCGTTCGACGACAGGATGATTTTATCAGCCATGGCGTCGGATAGCGCGACACTCGAGTCACTGGGCAGATGCTCAATGACGAAGTAGAACTTGCGTTCGTACTCCGGGGTGGCGCCGGCAGCGAAAATGGTCTGCACAACTTCGACGTTGTGCCGATCATAAATCGCCGGTCGTGCCGTAGTTGGACTCGTTCTTGTATGACGAATCCGCACACGGTACTGACTGAGACCGTCGCCCGCTTTGACGAAGTACTCCGAAGAGTACCCGTCCTGGTTGACCAGCTTCAAGGTGATGTCGCCACCAGCTTGAGGCAGAACGAAAGTAGGACCTAACATGGGAGTTACCTCCAATCCTTACTGTGACCCCCGGCTCAGCGCCGGAGGGCAGCTAAGGACAGGAGTATCGACAACTGCCCGCTAGTTAATGCGGGCAGACTAGGCAGAGGAACAGGGACAATAGGATAGGTTGGCCACCTCTCCTTGCGCTGAAAGCGAACATTGTACCAACCCGAAAAGGTTGGCCATGTGTCGCTCCCAGTTGGATCGTAGTCATACGTCGTTCGGGTTTCCGATTGACGCATAACGCAGATCCTGCCCCAGGTCAGCCCTACTGTGTTATTCAACGCGGCGACCATGTCGCCAACATTGGAAAACCAGTCCACAAGCCACGACCAGGGAGTTAACTCCCAGGCCGTTTCAAGGGCGCCATAACTTGTAATGCCAGCTGCGGTTCGACGAGCGAGTTTTTCAAGCTCTCCGTCGTCCGCGTCTGCTAACACGCTGTCTGGAAGTAACTTCCATTCAGCCGTGCCCCACATATTATAGTGGGACACGTTACGGCGATGGGCATAAATGGCAGCGCCCTGAGAATGAATTAACATTCTCAGTAAGCCACTGTCATTTATGTTTTGACCTAGGTTGCACCTAGTCCTCATGGCTTTCTCATCGCGAAGCTTCTTGAACCAGCGCATCCGTTTATTGACGGATAAGCCGAATCTCGCAAGCTTGCGAACGTCGGACAGCATTGGCTTAATGGCAAACCGATACGAGAGATTTCCTCTCGCAACGGCACGGATTAATCCGTCGCCATACACCTTTACTGTCCTCGGTAAGTCTCTCAATTCTGCTAAGGCGGCCGGCACGTTCACATCGGGACGTGACGGGTTCGTCTTTGACAGAATTTCCCACGCGAGGCTACTGAGGTTCGCCACAGAAGGCGTGCCCCAAGTCGCACGTGGGTCAACGGGGTTAGTGCTAGCATTGCCGATAGGGAATCCTATGAACTCGCGTTCAAGGACCCCTCCGGCGCTGTAGCGCTTTCCGTTGAGGAACGGGACTTGCTTGGTGATGTGGTAGATGGACAAAGGGTTCGCCTGAGTCCTATCCCCCACCTCATCCTGCACAGAGTCCTGATCCCCGACGTCAACACACCTGATAACGTTACTTGTGCCTCCGACGTAGGTCTTATAAGACCCACAAACGGAGACGCGAAGATCACGTTGTCGAAGTCGTGCTGTCATCGTGGAGACCCGAGAAATCCATTGCCTAAGGGGAACGAGTGTTCGACAGAGATTAGATCTCCGTACGGGGCCCGCGACGAGCGGCTTACGGTGGCCCAGCCTTAAGTGTACGAAACCAACCCTATTCGGTTACACAGTGTGGGTCTTGGCACCTGAATGGGTTCCCACATTCAGGGACTAGTCTATCGAGATTGACTAGGTTTGGCATGTTTTAAGTCTTCTGGCTACCGAGGACTGGCGTATCCGAGGAAAAGGCCTGATGTTAAGCCGTGTTTTCCTTGTGAGCCATGATTAAACGTATGGCGTATGTTGCAGATCCTCCGAAC